GTATTGTTATATTTTCTATTGCTGGCTTATTAGACAGTGTAGATTCAATACCGTTTCACATAGGTGTAACCTGGAACGACACATTTGAAAAAGTAATGATGTCTGTTGTGTTAGCCTATTTTGGCGGACGCACGACAGAAAAGGCTACAAGTTTATTTAAAAAATAAATAAAACCTGTAACTATATTAATACATTAATAACCAATTAAATTAAATTAAAATGAGTGAAGTAAAATCAATTTCCAAAGACCAATTAGAAAAGATTCAAGATTTTCAAAAAGAGTTAAACAAACTTTTAAATGAAACAGGTTTCTTAGAAGCCCAAAAAACCGCAGTATTAGCTAAGTTCCATGAGGTTAACAAACAAACTGAAGACTTTAAGAAAGAACTAGAAGAAGAATACGGTTCGATTAATATTAATCTTGAAGACGGTTCTTACACTCCTATCGAAAAAGAAGAAGAAGAAGTTAAGGAGTAATGTCATCTGTTATTAGAAAAATCAGCATTGGATCTGATTACAAAACCGATGCAATGCATTATTCTCTAACTCAATCAGTGTATGGAGGTCACACTATATCCCATATACTCTTTGACACAGAAGATAATTCTTATAACATTTACATTAAAAAAAACAACGAGGTATTGCCGTGGAAGAAATTTAATTCTAACATGGCTATATCCGTTGAGTATGATTTAGAATACTAATGAAAAGTATTTTTGATTTTATCGTTGAACCTTATGGTCAGCGATATAATAATGAAGTTAAAGTAGGTGACAAAAGCCTTATAATTAACACTAAGTCAGAAAGTTTTAAATCTGTTAACAACATAGCTAAAGTTATAGCTGTACCCAAAGCTTATAAAACACCTGTAAAACCAGGTGATTTAATTATGATTCATCATAATGTATTTAGAAGATTTTTTGATATAAGAGGACAAGAGAAAAATAGTAAGTCTTATTTTAAAGACGGTATGTATTTTGTTCAATTAAATCAAGTTTATTTATATAAATCTAAAAACAAATGGCAAGCTTTTGGTGATAGATGCTTTATAAATCCGATTCATAACAATGACGATCTAGACGCTAATTTAGAAGAAAGACTCATTGGTATACTAAAATATGGTAATAGTTCCTTAGAAGCGTTAGAAATACACGAGGGAGACCTAGTTGGTTACACACCGTTTGGTGAATATGATTTTATAGTGGATGGTAAGCGTCTTTATTGTATGAAATCAAATGATATTGTAATTAAGTATGAACGTCAAGGAAACGAAAAAGAATATAATCCAAGCTGGGCACAGAGCGGTTGAAGAACTTATTAAGGTTGCAAAAGAAGCTATAGTTGATTCTGATGATGACATATCAGCTGATAGATTAAAAAATGCAGCGGCTACAAAAAAGCTAGCCATATTTGATGCTTTTGAAATACTTAATCGTATTAAAGAAGAAGAAGATATGCTAAATGAAAAACCAAAAGAAGAAAAGAAAAATCAAGCTTTTGGAGGTTTTGCAGAAAGAAGATCTAAATAATGTATAAGCAAACTTTATATAAAGTAATTGACCACATAAAACCTCATGTAATAAAAAGATTAAATAAATCTAAGAAATGGGAGTATGGTTATAACAAAGAATATGATGTTATTGTTATATCTAGAACTGGTCAAATAGGTGAGGTTTATGAAATACAAAATTTAAAAATAGCATTACCAAAAGAAAAAGATGTTAACAAGGATTACGACAAGTGGCGAGTACATGAGTATCCTAAGGCGTTAAAAAAGATTAAAACAATATTTGACTGGAAACAATATCCAGATGATTTTAAAGAAAAATGGTATGCATATATTGATAGAGAATTTGCTAGGCGCCACGAAGGCTATTGGTTCACTAATAAAGGTAAAGCTACTTATATTACTGGTACTCATTACATGTACCTGCAGTGGTCCAAGATTGATGTTGGGCAAGCAGATTTTAGGGAAGCAAACAGATTATTCTTTATATTCTGGGAAGCTTGTAAAGCAGATAAACGTTGCTACGGAATGTGTTACCTCAAAAACAGACGGTCTGGTTTTTCATTCATGGCATCAGGCGAAACTGTCAACCTTGCCACTATCTCTAGTGATGCTAGATACGGTGTCTTATCAAAGTCTGGGGCTGATGCAAAGAAAATGTTTACCGATAAAATCGTACCAATTTCCGTCAACTATCCATTTTTCTTCAAACCGATTCAAGACGGTATGGATCGACCAAAAACAGAACTTGCATACAGAGTTCCAGCTAGTAGATTTACAAGACGTAAATTAGATAGCAATGAACAGTTAGAAGAATTAGAAGGATTAGATACAACTATTGACTGGAAAAATACAGGAGATAACAGTTATGATGGTGAAAAATTAAAATTACTTGTACACGATGAATCTGGTAAGTGGGAAAAACCTGACAATATATTAAACAACTGGAGAGTTACAAAAACTTGTTTACGATTAGGTTCTAGAATTATAGGTAAGTGTATGATGGGATCAACGTCAAATGCTTTAGATAAAGGAGGTAGAAATTATAAAAAATTATATGATGACTCAGACGTTACCAGAAGAAACCGCAATGGGCAGACTAGCTCGGGATTATATAGCTTGTTCATACCTATGGAGTGGAATTACGAAGGATACATCGATTCTTATGGCTTACCTGTCTTTGAGACACCGCAAAAACCTAAAAAAGGACCAGACGGCTTTCCCATTGAAATCGGTGTTATCGAACACTGGGAAAATGAAGTAGATGGCCTTAAGGACGATCCAGATGCACTTAATGAATTATATAGACAGTTTCCACGTACAGAAAAACACGCATTCAGAGATGAAACAAAACAATCTTTATTTAATTTAACAAAAATATATGAGCAAATAGATTATAATGAAGATTTAAAACACTCTGGAGTAGTAACACAGGGTAATTTTCAATGGGTAGATGGGATTAAAGATACAAGCGTTATGTTTGTTCCGAGTAAACAAGGTAGATTTTTTGTATCTTGGGTACCAAACAAAACTCAACAAAATAGAATACTTATTAAAAATGGTAGAAAATTTCCTGGTAATGAGCATATGGGCGCTTTTGGTTGTGACTCATATGATATATCAGGAACGGTAGATGGTAGAGGATCAAAAGGATCACTACATGGCTTAACTAAGTTTAGCATGGAGGATGCGCCTCCAAACTTATTCTTTTTAGAATATATATCAAGACCACAAACCGCAGAAACATTTTTTGAAGATGTACTTATGGCTTGCATATTTTATGGTATGCCAATATTAGCTGAAAACAATAAACCAAGATTACTATACCATTTTAAAAGAAGAGGTTACAGAGGTTATTCTATGAACAGACCTGATAAAACAATGCATAAATTATCTGTAACTGAAAAAGAAATAGGTGGTATACCTAATTCAAGTGAAGATGTTAAACAGGCTCATGCTGCTGCTATAGAATCTTACATAGAAATGTTTGTAGGTTACAATAATGAACAATATGGTACTATGTATTTTCAAAGAACTTTAGAAGATTGGGCAGCTTTTGATATAAACAACAGAACAAAACACGATGCTTCTATTAGTTCTGGTTTAGCAATTATGGCTTGTAATAAAAACAAATATAGACCTGTAGCTGAAGTTATAAAAGACAAAGTTAATTTAAGTTTTGTAAAATATGACAATAGAGGCTTTGAATCAAAAATAATTAATTAAATGGTTAATACTAGTATTAATAGCGCATTTCCAAGTCAGATGGTATCTGAAGAGGAAAAGAAAAGTTTAGAATATGGTTTGCTAGTAGGGCAAGCTATTGAGTATGAGTGGTTTAGAGGCGGAAGAGTAAATAGTAACAGATGGGTTACAGGTTATCAAAATTATAATAGATTAAGATTATACGCTAGAGGTGAACAATCGGTTCAAAAATATAAAGATGAATTATCTATAAACGGTGATTTATCTTATTTAAATTTAGACTGGAAGCCAGTGCCTATTATACCTAAATTTGTAGATATAGTTTCAAATGGTATAGCTTCTAAAGAATATGAATTAAAAGCATATGCTCAAGATCCTTTTTCTTTAAAACAAAGAACAGATTATGTAGGTGGTATATATAGAGATATGATGGCTAAAGATTATCTTGATCAAATAAAACAAACTACAGGTATTGATTTATACAACTCTGATCCTAAAACATTACCACAATCAAAAGAAGAATTAGAAATACACATGCAATTAAACTACAAACAATCTGTAGAAATTGCTGAAGAAGAAGCTATTAATAACACTTTAGCTTTTAATAAATATCAATTAACAAAGAAAAGATTAGTAGATGATATAGTAATTATAGGTATAGGTGCTGTAAAAACTTCATTTAATAAATCTGAAGGAGTAGTAGTTGATTATGTAGATCCAGCTAATTTAGTATATTCATACACTAATGATCCTAATTTTGAAGACATATATTATGTTGGTGAAATAAAATCATTAACGTTAGCTGAAATTAAAAAACAATTTCCTTATTTAAATAAAGAAGAGTTAGAAAGATTAGCTAAATATCCTGGTC